CCCTTGCCGCCTCCGCCGCCTCCGTCACTTAATAATTTTTCTTTTCCACCTTCAAACAATCTACCTACTGGGCCTTCACTAAAACCTTGTTTACTAAATGTTTGACCACCAAAAATACCACCATCGCTTTGTGCGCCACCTAAATATCCTGCAGCTTTACCAAAAGCAAAAGTTCCAAGACCTTGTTTAATTGCATCACTAAAACTCCCTCGTTTATCAAATCTACCTATACCTCTCATTAAAGCTGCAGCACCAGGATTAAATGGTGCAACAAATGGTGCTGCTTTACTTGCAAAATTTGCAATCTCATTAGGTATAAGTTTTCGTATTCTTTTTGTTATGCCACCAAATATAAAACCTTCTCTAGGAACAACATTAGTTATTCCTCCTTTATTACGTAATTGTCTTGGCATTTGTCCTCTTGTAATCATATATATGTCAATTGTTATTATATTATTTAGGCAGGAATTACACCTGAATTTATCAATTTACTAGCTTTTAACTAATAAATCAAGACTATGATGTAACTTCTCTAGGCTTAGATTCTAAGGCCGAGAGGATCACATGTAGTCTATTAGCTGTTGCTGCAGTCACTTTTAGTATCTCACTTTCCTCTAATACTAAAGGTCCTGATAATAATTCTGTTGTGCCATTAGCAGATATGGACTTTGTTTTAAAAAGACTAAATACATTACTACTAGTATCTGTAATAGTCACAGTTATGGTATCTGCATTACCAGAGTCTTCTGATACTAATATAGATTTTATAATAGAAGTTGTAGCCGACGGCACTGTATATAGTGTTGTAACGCTAGTGGTAGTTAAATCTACTTTCTTATTTACAAATGAATTAGCCAAGGAAAAAAGCCCCCGCTTCTGCTTCGTCTTTTAGATCTTGTTGATATGTAGTATTTAATTTTTGCACTATACTATCTACATCTCTAACAAACGATTGTTGTATTTGTTGATTATATTCTCTATTAGGTTGTGTTAACGCTTGTACTATTCTAGCCATTATCTTCTACCATCCGGTTGATAATCAATTCTAAATGTTCCTAGTTTCCAAAATTGACTTGTGCTTGTGTTATCTATCTTTAGTGATATTGATCTAGCACGTGCACGTGTATCTATTTTTTGTGTACCACTTGAAACAGTAAATGGTCCTAATGTTGAACTAGCTGCTGTATCATTTGGAAAATCTCTTAAGTTTAGTGTTATCCTTGCATCTCCTGTTTGTGCAAGAAAGTCTGGTATCACTCTTCTTATTTTCATCATAAACTCACCGTCCCCTGCTAACCCCTGTGAACCTATATCAAAATCTCCAGATTCAATACTTGCAGTTATAGATGTGGTAGCACCTTCTCTTATTTGATCCAGTCCTTTTTCATGTTCATAATAATAACTAACACCATCAACATTACCTTGTACAAATGTTGAAGAACCTGATGTACCGTTAGAACTTGTATCATATTCTGTTGCGTGTGGTTTACCAAATACAGCAGAGTCTTGCCATGCAGTTCTTGCTAATGTTCCCGTGGTCCATACTGGTCGCTCGGGACTTGAATCTAGATAATTATATGCAACCATTCTATTAACTGTTGCTGATCCAGAGTTTGGATAAAACCACATAACTTCACCAAACAAGTTATTAAGACCTGCGTTGATATGTTGTTTTGGAATTGTATTGATATCATCAAACACATGATCCTCAACTAAACATGGTAACGATTCTAGTTTACCAGTGTATCTAAAGAAACCATTTTCTGACATCCAGTAAGCTGTACCATCAACCTCAACAGCTGCGTTCTGTCCAATCAATCCACAGTTTGTACCAACCTGTTGAAACGAGAAAGTAAAAGGTGGACCAACAAAACGCATAATAAATAATGCAGTATCTGTCCAAATGTAAATCGCATCCCTACCTCTAATAGCCCCAACAATTTTAGATCCATCTGCAAGTCTTTGTGTACCTGCAGTGTTCGTAGCACTTGGTGTATATGTTGCTATATCCTCTTGTGAAGAAAATCTTATAAACATGGGATCTTGTGTAGATGATGTTCCAACCGTTGTTTCTGTACCAAAAAATATTAAGTGTCTGTCTGGAGTTGAAACTAAACTAAATGCAGATGCAGTGGGTGCACCAGATATAATTGTTGCTCTTGTGTTGTTTGCACCTGTAGGGTTTGAATCCCACTCAAAACTTTCACCACCATTTATCGTTGCAATAAGTTTATTACCAAAGTTATCTAGTGACCAAAGTCCAGGAGCTGTTACAATATCTCCTGATGCTGCAGCATTCCATGAAAAGAAGTTTGATGCATCTGTTACTGTTGCACCACTAGAATGTATTGCTGCTGTGGTACCAACGGCACCTCTTGTTAATCCTGATAATGTTCCGCCACTATTTCCTGTATATGTAATTAGCTCTGTTCCTATCTGTACAGTTCCTGATGATGGAAAAGAACTGGAACTTGCCATAGTTAAAGATGTAACTGATGCATTTATTCCTGATGATAGCGTCGAAGTAAATTGTCCTTGTTGTACACCACCCCATGATCCAAGGCCCCAACCTGTTGTTGCAGTCTCTACTGCAGGTCCAACTGGATAATAATGTCTAACTCTAATACCACCAGATGTAGAAGCTCCTGATCCAGACTCATTAGATCCCATGGTTATAGTTAAAGTAGTATCAGTAGGTATTGATGTTACCATAAATTTTATATCTGTAAAATCTCCAGATGCAAAATTAGAATTTGTTATAGATGTAAAATTATCTAATAATATAATATCACCTTTATTCATATTGTGTGCGGAAGAAAAAGTTAAAGTTACAGCTGCAGATCCGTTAGTTGTAGAAAATGCACTTGTTAAAGTTGTTGTAGATTTGATAGGGTGAATATCATAAAAGATACCTCCAGAGTATGCATATAAAATACTACTACCGCCAAGCGCTGCATACTTGATACCTGATGTATTAACAAAGTGATGAATAGCTGTATTACGTCCTGTCATTTCAACAGAACCTAATTGTGCCCAACCACCTATTTTTTCAGGTGAGCCGTATCTAAAACGTACGTTATCACCATTAACCCATTGGCTTTCACCACCGGTTGATGTAACTTGTTTATTGAATCCAGGTGCAAATTTTACTTTTTGTAACATATAAAATCCTTAATAATTAGGCAGGAGATGATGTGGTGGAATCTCCCGCCAAATTATTATATACAATATTATTTAGGTAATTTAAAGCCTTTATACCAAGCAGGCAACCCTAAAAAAGGTCTTTTATCATATAGATTTTCTTTAGCCGTTTTAGAACTAGCTTTATTATAATGTAAAAATACTTGACCACAATCTTTACCTTTAAATTCTTCTCTCCAATGTTCTAGATCACAACCAGAATAGATTAACATATCACCTGGTTTAAGATCTACTTTAATACCAGCTTGTCCTTGTTTACCTGTTGGATCTAAATATATAGGCCACGAATCACCACCTAAATTTAATGTAGTAGATATTTCACAAGAATATCTATCTTTATGTCTAGCTAATACATCACCTTCTTTATATATTCTTGCATAAGAATATGTAGGACTTAATTTAATACCAGTGTGTTTTTCCATAACTGGTTTTACTTCTTTTAATAAAGTTTCCATGGCAATATCAGAATAATGCGAATAAGTATTTGGCACTTGTTCGTCGTTCCATATACCAAAGTATTCTGTAAAAGGTGAAATGTATTTTTGATCAAATAAAAATCTTGCTACATTTCTTTTATTTAAAAAGTATTTATAAACAAACTCTGCAAGTTCAGGTGAGATTGCATTTTTTAAAACAGAGTATTTATTTTTTTGAAACGCCGATTTTTTTGATGACATTTTTACCTCTCAATTGCATTTTAGATTTTAAAAAATTATCTATAAAATTTGGTTTATTTTTTAATGGACTAGATTCTAGTATAGTTTTAATAAAAGCTTTTTTCATATCTTTATTTTGCATTTACTACACTCTTTAATATTGCCTGACAGTTCCAATGTATAAACCTAAATGGTTCGTAACCCATGTCTACTGCATATTGATGCGGTAAATAAGACGGAAAAAACATTGTTCTTCCTGGATGAACTTTATAATTAATTTGTGAACTTGCATATGTAATTTTTGTCTTATCTATTTCTGGTAAAAGATTCATTACATTACCAGGTCTTGGATCTTCAAATAATGGTATGGATGTTTTATCACTTGCTTTTAAAAAATAAAAACCAGATATGTGACCATTCCAATGTGTATGTAATGTATGATGTCCACCACCTTTTTTAGCAAACTCTTGCACCCACATTTCAGTAATAAATAACTGATAATTAGTCATATCAAAACCCATTTCAACTAATAAATTATGAGCTGTGGCTCCTACATAATCTTGTAATTTTTTAAATTTAGGATCTCCTATTAACGATGTTGAATGAAACACATGACCCATATCTCCTTTATTACCTAGTTTTTTGTTACGTTCATTTATAGATTTTTTTAAATTTTTTTTAGACTCTTCTATGTAAGAATCAGATGCTTTATTTAATTCATTAACAAATCCAGGCTCATCTCCAAACCATATAGGACATTTAAATAAGTCTTCTCTTGCTAATTGTTTTGGAAACATTAATTCTTTTTTTATTTTTTTATTTTTCATATTATTTATATGGCCACCCTAAATTCCAAATAACTAAGCTATTTCTTTCACCTTTTTTAACTGGACATACTCTATGCCATACAAAACCAGGAAATACAACTAGAGATCCTTTCGGCAAAATTTCTGTACATTTTTTAATATTGGGTTTTTTATCAGGGTCCATATTTCTAAAATCAAACTCTAACTCACCACCTTTATAATCTTTAGGGTTAGATAATGTAACTGTTACAGACAGTTTTCTAATTTTACCATGTGAATCAGTATTAGGTCTATTATAAGGTTGATCCCAACCATCACAATGCCAATCGTAAAATTGACCTTTAGTATATTTTGTAAACTGACAAGACTCACTAAAATCCCATTGAAAATTCCAACCTGCATCTTTATTAGCTTGGTGAATGTATGGATGTATTTCTTTATAAATCCATCTGTCATTCATCCAAACAATATCAGAATTTCTTTTTTTCTTTAAATCTTTTGTTTGTTTTTCATTTAATTTTTTATGTCCATATCCACCAGTTACTGCCATTTGATCTTGTAGTTGTTTTCCATAACGAACAATATCATTACAGATACGTTCTGGTATTGCTGATTGAAAGTAATAATAATAGTTTGTAAGATTCATGTTCTTTCTTTTACCACAATAACTGTAATATACTTACTATCCACCTATTGTCAACGTTCCAGACGCAGTAAACTTACCTATTTTATCACCGCCTGGATGTGTAGAACCACAAAAGGCTGCACATGGTGTTCCTGCTAAAGTAAAACTACTTGGAACTCTTACAACAACAATTCCTGAACCACCTGCTCCACCATCGTTTGGACCTGATCCAGATCCTCCACCACCGCCACCTCCAGTGTTGGCAGTTCCTGATACTCCTGCTGTTCCACCTGAAGACGGACTTGGTCCTGGATTACCTCCAGCACCTCCACCACCAGCTCCTCCTGAACCATTTGGTCCTGGGCTTCTAAATCCTCCTCCACCGCCACCACCAGCGTATGAAGTATCGGGGCCTAAAATTAAATTAGGTGCTCCTGCACCACCATTTCCTGATCCACATGAACTTGGATTAGCAGGTGTGCCTGATGCAGTAGCACCACCTCCACCACCAGCTCCATTAGGACTTGGTCCTCCACCATTACCTCCAGCATTACCTTGGGGTGGATCAACAGGAGGTGTATTTCCTAATCCTCCATTTGGTCCTGGAGCTCCATTTGATCCTCCACCACCAGAACCCCCTGGCATTGTTGGAAAAATACCTTGACAACCTGGATTAGCACCACCTGCACCACCTCCACCACCTGTAGATGTTATGGTTGAAAAAATTGAATTATTTCCTCTGTTAGCACCAGTGCATCCTCCTTGTGCAGAAGATGCTCCACCACCTCCAATTGTAATTGAATAACTTCCTAAACTTAATTCTAATTCTGACCCTTGTAATGGACTTGGACCATATCCTGATGCACGATAACCTCCTGCACCACCTCCACCAACAACTCCTGGACTTGATGCTCCTGCTCCACCACCAGCTACTACTAAATAATCTACTGCTACTAATCTTTTAGGCCATGTTACAACTTCTTCCCTTAATTTTGAATAATGTGTTTTTAAATTCCATGCACCACTTGCTTTATTTAATTCTCTTGTAATAACTATTCCTGAACCACCGTTACCCGCTGAAGGTGCAGGGGGGTTTCCTGAACCACCAGCGCCACCTCCTGTATTTGCAGTAGCGTTATTACCTGCGTTAGAATTTATTGTTCCTGCAGAACCTCCTCCAGGACCTGCAGCTCCTCCAGAAGTTCCTGGTCCACCAGCGCCACCTCCACCTCCTCCAGCGTAAACACCGCAATTAGGTGCACCTGGAAAATGTGGACTAGTATCTGTGCCAGCACCACCTGCTCCACCACTTTTTGCATTACTTGTTCCACCAGAGTTACCACCTACAGCACCAGAGCCCCCTCCACCTCCAGATGCTTGACTACATCCTACAATAATAGAACCTGTACCACCGTTATTACCTTCTGGTGGTGAAAAACCACCTGCATTACCACAACCCTTACCTGGACCTGGATTTCCATAAGCTCCACCACCAGATCCACCTGGTGTTCCTTGTGCTCCTCCACCAGTTGATAAAACTGTACCACATAGACCTCCAACACTTGAATTATTTCCAGATGCTTTTGCTGTTCCTCCTGCACCAATTGTAATAGGTGCTGAGTTTGTAGATAAATCAATAGAATTTATAATTCTTAAACCACCTGCGCCTCCACCGCCACCTTGGTCACTTCCACCAGATGCACCGCCAGCGACTATTAAAGTTTTAATACTTCTTGTAGCTGGTTGAAAAGTTTTTGTTCCAGATGATGTATGAACAGTTTGAGTATTTTTTCCAAAAGAAGTTATATTTCTTTTGCCAATTAATCCGCCGTTTTGTCTAGCCATTTGAGTCTCCTATCCGGATACCCAAGCTGATCCGTTCCAATCGTAAACTGTTGGATTTTCCGCGTTATCGTTTGATTTAGTTGCTTCCCAACCTTTATTGTTGTCAGCGTTATATTTAGTTTCATTCCATTTAATTTCATAAAACCATGAAGGTGTATCTTCGCCATCATCAACTACTGATGGATAAGTTATTGGTGCTTGCCAATCGTCACTTGAATCAAGTGACCATGAAGCATAAGGTTGAGGTGTTAAAAATTTATTTTTTGATTCGTTGTATACATGTCCTATACCTGCATATTTTTTTCTAAAATTATCATTGTAAGAAGTTTGTTTCCATATGCCACCACCAAAAAAATTTACACACCACGTTTCACCATCAACATGCATATCATTATCTCCTAATGTTCCACCATTAGCTGGTATATCATTTCCTACAACTACTACTCTTTTTACAACAAGATGTGTATCGGATGTAAAACCCGTTGGATCTGTTTTTGATTCTAATTCTGCAAAATGTGCCATATTATTTTCTCCTTAAAATTAATTTATATTTTACGCATGTCCAATTGTCAATGTCCCTGATGCTGTAAATTTAGCTATTTTATCACCACCTGGATGTGTTGATAATGTTCTTGCGCAACTAGGGCTTCCAGCTAAAGTAAATCCACTAGGAACTCTAACAATTACAATTCCTGAACCACCACTTCCAGCATTGGCACTTCCACCAGGTCCATTATCAGTAGCAGCTCCACCACCTCCACCACCAGTATTAGCTGTAGCATTACATCCAGCATCTACTGAAGGTGCGCCTGTAGAATTACCGCCGCCTCCACCTCCACCAGATCCTCCAGATCCAGCAGAATAAGCTTTTCCTTCTCCTTGACCAGCTCCACCTCCACCACCAGCATAAGTAGTAGAGGGTCCTAAAATTGCATTAGGTGCTCCTGCACCACCATTTCCTGCTGCACTTGGAGAAGCATTTGCACCAACAGCAGTAGCACCTCCGCCACCACCACCACCAAATCCACCTGGAATTGCAGCTTCATTAAATCCTAATCCACCATTATTACCTTGAGGTGGGTCTGTGGGAGGAGTGTTACCTGAAGAGGCACATGATTCGTTAGTAAAAAATGCTCCACCACCAGATCCACCATTTTGTCCTCCTCGACCACCACCTGTTGAAGTTATTGTTAAAAAAGTTGAGTCACTTCCATCATTACTACCTGATGTGTTTCCTGCACCACCAGCACCAACTGTTACTGTGTGATCTCCTAAAATTGAAGCTAAAGCAGAACCTTGTAGTGGAGAAGGTCCATATCCAGATGCTCTATATCCACCAGCTCCACCACCACCGCCAGCTCTATTACCGGCTGCACCACCACCACCGCCACCGCCACCAGCGACTACTAAATAATCTATTGATACATTTGCTGGAACCCAAGTGTTTTGACTTATGCTATCAAAGTGATCATGAAGATTCCAAACACCGGATGCTTTTCTTAATTCTTTTACGACAACTCTACCAGATCCACCATTACCACCACCTGATACAGTATTACTAACTCCACAATCTCCAGCTCCACCTCCACCACCACCACCAGTGTTAGTACATGCATTTGATCCTGAATTATTTGTTCCTGTTCCTCCAGCGCCACCACCGCCTGGACCTCCAGCTCCAGCGCCTTGACCAGAACTAGCTTCCCAGCCACCGCCACCACCTCCACCACCATGTAAAGTAGAATCAACTGGACTTGTAGTACCAGCACCACCAGCACCACCAACACTATTTCCTGGAGAACATCCGCCAACTGCTCCAACGCCACCACCGCCGCCTCCACCTCTTGATGATCCAGAGTTACCTCCAGCATTTGATTGAGGTGCACCTGATGGACCTGCTGCTCTTACATTAGGTGCTTGAGTAGAGTGAGTTGGTGCTCCAGTTGCTGTTAAACAAAAACCTGTTGAATTAGATCCTGCTGCTCCATAAGCACCTGGTCCAGTCCCTGGACTTGTTGGGTGAGTACCACCAGAACCCCCAGCGCCAACAACCATAGCGTATTGTTTAGAACCACATACAATGACTTCTTGACATATTAAACCACCAGCTCCGCCTCCGCCGCCACCATTAGAAACATTTCCTGCATTACCACCAGATCCTCCTGCTAAAATTTTAACACGAACAACTCTAGTGTTTGCTTGAATACAAACATTTCCATTTGACGTAAAAGTGGATACTTTATTCTCACCATTTGATGTAATATTTACAGGTCCAATTATACCGCCATTTCTGCCCGCCATAATTTAACCCTCCTAAGCGTCGTCTAGTTCTTCATAAGATACAAAATAAGTTAGATCATTTGCAGCTGAAGCTGTAAAATATAACAAATCTGTTTCATCTAAATAAATAGGATTCTCTAAAAAACTTAAGGTTGCATCTGCTGGTACCGATATTGTATTAGCAAGTTTGACATAGTTAGATCCATTGTCTACACTAACTTCAATTGTTATATCAGCAGCATTTGTACCATCCACGTTTGCCACGAGAATTGTATTTATTTTTGCAACTTTATTATCTGGAACATCAATTGCTTCTGTTCTAGATGTGCCATCTAGTAAGGCGGTTGCGTTTTTAGCATTAATAGTTGCTACGTTTACTATATTTGGTGTTGCCATATTATCTCCTTTTTATCCGAATACGATTGCCATTGCAATAGCTTTTCCAACCGATGCAGCGCTTGAATTTGCATCAATATATGTTACTATTCTAGAAGCAGCCACTTTTCTATTAGTTCCACCTGCTCCATTATCTACTATAAATAAATCAGCATCTACGATAGCTTCTCCTATATCTGTGCCTCCATCTATATCTAATGCTGTTAAAGGAGTCGTCCCTGCACTTATACTTGCACCAGAAAGCACAGGTGTTTGTGAAAATGTTACAACACCGTTTGATGCTATTGCTATAGCATCTGTGTCACTTGCCGATCCAATATTACCTGCGTCAGCTATAACAACTCCTGCACCAGTTGTAATTGTACTTGTTGACGTAACTGTGTCTACATAAGCATCTTTCCATCTAACACTTGAAGAACCTAAATCAACATCACTGTCTGATTGTGGCCCAAAAATATTATCACCTAAGTAAACCTGTTCTACGTTAGCTGCATAAAAATGTATTTCATCAGCTGTTTCAAAATCTATTTTAGTTTGATCATCTTCACCAATTTTAATATCTGTTGCAAGTAAAGATGTAATTGTAGTTTGAGCTGCATTAATCGCTAAATCAATTGTGTTGTCTCCATCCTGATACGTAGCTGTAACACCTGTTTCAGTATTAGAACTGAACATAGCCCCAGTTGTATCAGAAATTGTTTCAGCTAAAGTTGTTCCGTTTACAGTAATAGCATCGGCTTCTAAAGTTCCATCTACATCAACATCTCCTGATATATCAAGAGAGGCTGCGATAAGTTGATCAATTTGTAAATCTTCGTGTGATGAACCAAGTTTTAATTCAAATTTAGGGCCTGTGGTATTATAAGTAAATGTAGCATCATCACCTGAACCACCTTCAAGAGTAATACCTCCTCCATTAACAACAGCAGATGTACTGTTACCACTATCTAATACAATGTTGTGATCATTTAAATTAACGGTAGTTGAGTTTACTGTAGTTGTTGTGCCTGATACTGTAAGATCACCTGTAACAGTTAAATTGTCTGCTACAGTTACTTCAGATGTGCTGTGACCCAGAGTTATAGCAGTGCCTGATATGCCTGTACCTATGGATACAGATTCACTACTATTTGCCGTGTCAACAATCAAATAAGCATCTGATCCTTGTTTAATTGTAAGTGCAGTTCCTGAATTATCAGATACTGCTATATTAATATCTGTTGCATCTGCACTAATTGAATCAAGTGCTATGTCACCTACATTAGTTATTGCATTGTCATTAAAAGATGCTGCGCCTAAAGATATAGTTCCTGTTGCAGTTAAATTACTAGAACCTACATCTATGTTACCGAAGCCACTAGAGATAGAACCACTATTTAATGCACCTGTAGTTACTAAGTTTGGCATCGCTGTAATTTCATCATCAAAGTATGCAGATAAATCAGTTACTGCAACTTGTTTCATTGTGCCACCATCATTTAATACAACTCTGTCTGCATCTATAACCGTGACTGATGATGCACTAGTATCACCATCTATTATATTAATTTCTGTTGCAGTAGATGTAACTCCGTCAAGTATGTTTAATTCTGCTGCAGTTGATGTTACGTTAGTTCCACCAATATCTAATGTTGTTACTGATATTTCACCAGCAACTGTTAATAAACCATTAGCAACTGTTAATAAATCTGTATCATCAGTATGACCAATTGTAGTTCCATTAATTAAAACATTATCTATATCTAATGACCCACCACTAATTAATCCTGTTGTTGTAATTGTAGATGATCCTGTATCAATTGTTCCAAATCCTGAAGTAATTGACCCTGAGTCTAATGCACCTACTGTCGTTGCAGCAGTTGTAACAAGATTAGGCATTGCTGTAATTTCATCGTCAAAGTACGCAGCTAAATCTGTAACTGCAACTTGTACCATTGTACCATTATCGTTTAACACAACTCTGTCTGCATCTGCAACTGTTGTTGATGTAGCTGAGGTTCCACCATCAACTATATTTAATTCTGCTGCCGTAGAATCTACAGCTGCAAGTTTAGTAAAATCTGCTTGTACTAATCCTGATACTCCGTCTAATAAATTAAGTTCTGCTGCAGTTGATGTTATGGCTGTGCTTCCAAAAGTAAGACCACTTTCTGGTACAACAATACTACTTCCAGATTGCGCTGTAAAAGTATTTGCTGTAAATTGAAAATCATCTGCACCAGCAATTTTAATATCTATTTGATCATCTGTATCTGCCGTAATACTTGTATCACCAT